ATCAGTTACCGTTACTACCGAAATTGAATATGCAAAAGTAGCCGTAGCGCCAGACGCAATATTTACAATCACCGTGTCCAAAGCAGACACTTTATCGTTAGTGACAATGAACGCAACGTCTGCGCTCGGGGCTAGTTGAGCGTTTGCTGTCGTAATAGTTCCAGCAGTCTTGTTTATCGTGACACCCGTAGCTTTATTGGTTTGCTGGGTAACCGTCCCGTAAGCTGCGTTGGTGTAACCTAGTTGTGTGGTTGCAAAAACCGTTGTGCCGTTAATCGGCTGCGGATCGGTAGCGCCAATAATGCCGCCATCAATATCTTGGTCAAGATACGCAACGCCAATAGGTTTGGTAAAACTCATTTACTTCCCCTTTTTGGCAGGCTTTGCCGTCTTAGCAGACTCTTTAAAATCTTTGGCTGTTGGAGCGCCAGCAGAGCCAGGCTTACGCATTTTCTCTTTAGAGCCAGCGGCTATCCTAGCCTGTTTTGCGTGAATGTTGGCATAAAGACCAGGTTTAGTAGCCATGATTTAACACTTCCATCGTTTAAGAGCCGCTTTAGCGCGTTCGCCATCTTTGGCGTTGGCTGCCACTGCGCCCATTCTTGCACAAAATGAATCCTTGCGCCCCTGATCTGCCTTGGTCTTTGGATTAGGCGCTGGCGCTTTCAAATTACTACCCGTTTCGCGGTTGTACTTCTCGCGGCCTTTGGCTGTCAAGCCTGCACCCTTAGACACCGGCAACTTCTCACCGCGGCCAACACTTAACGATACACTTTTCTTTGTCGCCATGCTTAAGACCCCATCCAAGAAGTTGTAACCCCAGCACTGCCGGCATAAGCCCTGCGCTTAGTGCTCTCATTGTACTCACGATGCGCCACAGGAAAAGCAAAAGTCACACATATCGCATCAGCCGCATCAGGCGAGGCCAAGCCCCTTGCCTTCATGTCCTTTTTTGACTCCAAAAAGATCGTGCCTTTTGAATCCGGCTTGATCATAGGCGAAATTAAATCAGTTTTCAAGAATCTATCTTTTGGGATGCTTGCACTTTTCAACCAATCCTTCATTTTCCCCCACATTTCAGCCCTTTTATTGCCATACATGATTGGATTTGCCGATTTATTGCCAAAGTTGACACCTTTGATTTTGTACCTTTGCTCCTTCAAACGGTCAACAATGCCAGCACCCAACCCACCTTCGTCAATCACCACCATCGCAGGCTTGAATTCCTCCATCGCCTCAATAATATGCCCCACCACCGTCATCGTGTCATCACCCCTGTGCCTGTCAATTCTCACAATATCCCTACCCTGCCTGATCGCAATCACCGTAGCATCAGCACCAAACCTTGCAGGATCAACTCCAATGATGATCGGCGCTGTCTGATCCTTGTACTTAGGCCGCGCCATGGCCTCATCCACAATGTTCGCCGGTATAAACTGGTCATCACCTTCAGACGGGAACATGCCGTAAACCTCAACGTGCGCCTGCGCTGAATCAGGGCCGTACTCATCAATAATGCCCTGATAAACTTGTTTATCTGTCCCCTCAACCGTCCTGGCATCCACAACCTTATTTGTCCAAAAGTCCCGCTTAGAGTTAAAACACTCATAAAAATAACCCGTATTGCGCCGCGGATTGGAGAACGCCAACCAAAGCCTGTTTGGTGTGTTCTCAGTAAAAAATCCCGCCGTCACAGCCCAAATACTGTCGTCAATACCACTGGCCTCATCAAAAATCACCATCACACCATCGTGATTGTGAACACCAGCGTAAGAGTCAGGATTCTCAGCAGACCACAAGCGGCCCTCAACCGCCCAATAACGGGTTCCTTTTCTAAGGTCTTTTTCAACCAGTTCAGTCAACCAGTTCGCAGGCGCTACCTTGGTGGCCGACACCTCAAACCAATGGCTGTTGATGCTCATCGCCAACCACTTCGTGATCTCAGCCCATGTCACCGCCCGCAGCTGGGCTTCCGAGTTCGCCGAAATGATCGTTGTCGAGCCAATGCGCGTGGATAACATCCAGATCGTTAACCAAGATACCAAGGCAGACTTGCCAATCCCTCGGCCAGACGACACGGCTTGGCGCAGGGTTTCAAAATCTACTAACCCCTTCTGCCGCTTGACGTGGGCTGCAATGTCCCGTAAGACTTCGCGCTGCCACTTGCGCGGGCCTTTGAAGTTCGCCAAAGGCGTGTTCTCCTGACCCCAAGGAAAAGCAAACAGCACGAAGGCTTCGGGGTCGTCTGCGATCGCCGGTGTCCACAGCGTGGCCATCAGTTCCTGCTCATCTTCGGGTTTGTAAATCGTGGTTTGCATTTATTTATTAAAAAAAAATTTAAAAATGTTCGCGGGGCTACCGTTCCCGCGGCCCTTTCCCTCCGGCCCTACCCCCCCCACCGCGGCCAGCGGGTGGGAATTTGCCTTGTCCACAGGCAGTTATGCACACTTGTCCACAATTACCTGTGCATAACTTAAACTGTAATACTTTGTCATTCTTTTTTCTGTGGATAACTTAGGGTCAACTTAACATAATGGTCATTGTATTAAGTAGCCTGCACTTTTCTGCTTGCCGAGCCTTCTTTTCGTTGCGTCTGCGCAACTCGCATGCGCGTGCGCGTAATTGTACAAATTTTGGCCATTGGGCGACAATTACGCTTCCTTTGCATCAACATCCATGACGTTACTGTCATCCATCAACACACGTTGTTTGGCTTGAGTCAGCGCATCCATCACGCTAATCCTGTGATCAGTAACGGCCACGTCAATGCGATCACCATAGGTTTTAGGTTTAAGTTTTGCAGCTACCCATTTGCGCGCTTCAACTTGCAATCGTTTCTGTTGAACCCAAGCACTAGCCATAGGGCCTTCTAAGCCATCAGGCAACTCTTTGTCTGACAACTCAATGATTTCCTCTGCCAAACGGTCTGCGCGGTCTTCTACGGCCTTTTCGTAAGCCGCCCTGAACTCTGGATTGTTCTTAATCATTTGACGCGCCAGTGAGTAACTGGGCATCCCTTCGGCTCGAAGTGTGCTGCTTAGACTTTTACCTTCTGAGATGCCAAGAAGGATATTTTGCCAAACGGTGTGTTCTGCCGGAAACAAGGCCGGACGGCCTGGGCCTTCTCTTTGCACTGTCATCTCTGACACCAAGTTTTCAGTCACTTGTAAACTCCTAAAAAAGCGAGGTACTCACGCCAATGGCGCTTTCCCCCAAAACATGCGGCAACTGCAAAGTGGCGCACGGCATCATGTTATCACTTCGATCTCAACCTTGTAAACCTTCGGGCCGCTAGACCGCTGACAATACTGCCAATCGATCAAACCACTGCCATCATCCACGCCAAGCCAATCAGCAACGCCATCACGCACGGCCTTGAAGCCAGACTGAAGGTTATCCCCATCCAAGCGCCTTGGAGCCACCCTAGTCAGCACAACGGTCACTGGCAGCACTTCCACACCAAAAGACTGCGCAACAGCCGCCAGCGCGTTTCTGGTTTTTTGTCGCTGACTTTTGGTCAGCCTAGCTTTCGCCGCCCAATGCAACCGCATGTTGGCCACTGACACAATTTTCATGTCCATTTCCACTTCAATCATGGCCACCATCCCCATCCATCCCTAACCCACCAAAAACACCCCAAAAACCGCCGGCATGTACCGAAACCCTTTTTGTACCGAACCTGAACGTGTCTATAGACACGTTCGGTACGTTTCGGTACACCACAGGGGGTTTGCTTCGGTACATTTCGGTACGTTTCGGTACATTTCGGTACACGCTTCGGTACATCAAGCCTCTGTACGTTCTGTACCGATTTCGGTACTTTTCGGTACAGTTCGGTACACACCAGAATTCTCCAAAACCATGTTTTTCTTAGCCAATGCTTCAATGGATTCTTTGAACCGCCGAGCATTCAAACCATGGCTTTTGGCTGAATCACGCCATTCGTCGTAGTCCACCATGGCGGCAAAGCCCTCGATGCCATCTGCTGCCCGTTTGACTTCAATGGCCACCAAACTGTTCAAAGCAATGCGCTGGTTGCCTGACAAAACCACCCGCTTTTGGATGTTACCCATTAGCCCACTGATGTCTACGGCGGTCAAATATGCGCCTTTTACTGGCAGGCCGTGCTTGTCTTGGATGGGCAGATCAACTTGTGTGATCTGGAAATTCTTAGGTGCAGGCATTTCTGCATCTTTCATCTTTTTGGATTCAAAGGCTATGGTTTTGGTTCCCGCATCCAACTGGCAACGGTACTCAGCATCAAGCGCACCTTTCAATGCCGTGCTACCCCTTGACCTATCCTTGTCTGCCACGCCTGAATGGTGAACCACCAAGACGCAACATTTCCATGGTTGGCGCAGATACACATCAAGGTGTTGAATGAACGCATTCATATCTTGAGTGCTGTTTTCGTCACCCCCATGGTTTCTGGCCAAGGTGTCAATGATGATCATGGATGGCACTGTGCCAGCTTGCTGTGACAACTCTTTGATGGCTTCGGCCACCACTGCCGCCTCTGTTGCGTCATACAGCTGCGCCGCACGGTGGCTTTTGTACAACGGTGCGCCATCAAGGGTTTGGCTATTGCCCAACTGCCACGCCTTAAACCTTCTGGCCAAGCCGTTGTGCCCCTCGCCTGCGATGTAGAACACCGAGCCTTGCTTGACTTCATGGCCATGCCATGCGCGTCCGGTGGCCACGCAACAGGCTAGGTCAATGCTGACAAAACTCTTACCACCGCCAGGGTCACCGAACACTTGCGCCAAACTGTCGCTTTCGATGTAGTCATCCACGATCCAGTTGATTTGAGTGAGTTCTAGGCTATCAATCCTTGAGAACTCAAACGCCAGTTTGTCCCGCATTGGGCCAGCTACGCGCTCAATCTGTTCTTTGACGGCATCCAGACCTTGCAGGCAATGTAGATCGTTGAAGTCTGTTGGCTTGTTGTCCACCATGTCCGAGTCCCCAAATGATGGGTACACAATTTCCCCAAACACCAGTGCCGCCGCAGCCCTGCCCTTGGTGACACCAGGGTTCCCCTCCGTGAACTGGTCATTGTCTGCGCCGATGATGATCTTTGAACCTGGGAACATCTCTTTGGCGCTCTTGGCCACCTTTGCCAAGTTGCCACAGTCAAACGCCACCAACACGGTGTAATCTGTCGCCTCATGGATCGATGCGCATGTGGCAAACCCCTCACCAATGAACACGATCTTGCGGTTGCCACGCAACTCATAAAACCCACCTTCAATCTTGCCACCTTTTAGGAACCGCTTGTTGCCATCTGCATCAATGGTCTGGTAACTCAGGATTTCCCCACCCTGATCAATGACCGGCACAACGAGCCTGCCTGCCCTGTCAATCTTAATCCCGTGAGCGCCAATGTGCTTCCTGACTAGGTATGGATGGTCATCAGA